CGTTGTCATGTCAACCCAGTTCAAAGTCGTCTGGCCCGTGCCCACGAAGTTACCCAACCCCGAACCACGATTCGTCGCCGCCAACAAAGCCCTACGCCTCAGCATTACGCAGCCCTCCCCTTGAGTGCGGCAACCTCAATAACTGTGCTGCCTCCCACGACTTCAATCACGACCTTCTCAACCTCGCTGGCCGTTGGGGCGATCGCTGATCCACCGTCCCATCTCACGCTGTAGCCAGAGTTGCCCGCAAACCAGTTGATGGTGCCGCTGGTGTAGCTGAACGACAGCACACCTCGCCACACGTAGTTGGTGGGGATGCTGGCCAGGTTGCTCAGGTTGATTGTGGTGGTGCCAGCGATGGCGGCAGCCGTCACGAACTCACTGGCGGCTGTGACATCCAAGGCGTAGGTGCCGGATGCCGCCGTGACGGTCTGGCGAAGATTCCACTGTGTTGCCTGGGCGACATTCCCGTTCAGCTTCTGAATGGCGCTCAGCACCGAATCGGCCGCCGTGATCGTCCCAGCGCCGCTGGCGTACCCCGTCAGCACGGTGCTGCGCACCTGGGCCTCAGAGAACCCCGTGGCGCCGCTGGCGATGCCGTCGAGCTTGGCCTTATCCGAGCTGGACATAGCACCCGCCGCGAGGGTGGTGGCGGCCGGCAGCAGCGCGACCGGCACCAGGGCGCTGCCATCCAACCGGACCAGGCCGTTGGCGACATTCAGGCTCAGCGTGATATTCCGGTTGCGCGTCTGGAAGCCCTGGGCGTCAACGGTTGAGGTGTCGGAAACGCTGATCGGCTGACCGGCTGTTGTTGTGACCGCCTGCAGGAACTTGTTATCGGCGTAGGTCTTGACTGCGAACTGCGTCGGTGCCGTGTTGCCATCAGCGGCTCCCGTGCTCGCGTACAGGCTGGTGTTATTGCTCACCTCCCGCAGCTGCTCGCCCACGGTGCTGATGCCTCCGTTACGGCTAAATGGTCCGATGAAGTTCAGGCCTGAAAGATTGAACTGATCGGTGTTGATCGTGACGGTGCCGCTGGTGCCGTCAACGGTGAACTGAGTCCCGACCGCAAAATTGCCCAGTTCATCGGTGTTTGATGAATAGACCCTGCCGTTGTTCGTTTCGACAATCTTGTTCGCCGGGATCGGAACTCCGCCATTCCAGGGCAAGGCGTTGTAGTTGGTGCCGGAGCCCACGTACTCGAAGGTGTGGCTGGGGGCCGAAATCTGCGAGCGCTGCCTGAAGTCCAGCGTCTGATCAACAGCCAGCGAGTTCTTCAGGCCCCCATTGGTGCCGGAGAAGAACTGCACCCGGTAGCCCGCCCGACTGTTGGAGTCATTGGCCACCGTGTTGCCGCTCGCGTCGATCGGCACGCTGCTGGTCACGATGTAACCGCTAGTCGGGCAGATGAACGCCAGGCCGTTGACGGTGACCGATCCGGTGCTGGCACCAGGCAGGGCCGTCACGGTGGTAATCGTGGTCAGGCCGCTGGTCTTGTCGTAGACAGCACCGGCCACGCCGTAGTCGGTGCCGCCGATCGCCACCGTGCCGCCGCTCACGTATTCGTGATCAGGACCGCTGGGGGATGCGGCCTCGGTGTAGGTAAAGGTGTAGACGCTGGTCCTGGTGTAAGTGAATGTCTTCGATTCGGCTGCACCCGTGCTGGCGTTCCTGGGGAACACCAGCTGTGGGAACATCAACTGCCCCGCGTTTGGCCGGCTGCTGCTGTTGCAGATGAACGACAACCCAGCCAGCGTCACACTGGCTCCCACGGTTGGCGTGTAGCCTGTGGCCCTCACGGTCGTAGCGCCGGTGGTGTTGTTGTAGGTGGCGGCCACCACGTCGTAACTGGTGCCGCCGACCGTCACCGTGCCACCGCCCACGTACTCATGGGCGATCGCGCTGGTGTCCAGCGTGATTGCGAACGTGGTGCCAGATGCCGCCGAGATCGTGACCGGCCGGCCACTAGCACCCAGGCTGCCGGCGGTTGGGTACTTGATCTGGCGGCCCAGGCGGTTGGCGCTGAAGCCGATTACATCAACCTCAGTCACACCCTGCCGGATCACCGCATAGGTGCCGACACCAGGCTCTGTGATGTCGAGAATCGAGCCGCCAGAGGTAGCCGAGATGGTGAACGTGTCGGCCGTCAGGCTGGCGCTGCGCACGAAGTAGACGGCGCCTGTCGCCAGCGGTGCCGGCAGCGTTCCCATGCTGGCCTGGAACACCACCTGATCATTGGCGCTCAGCCCGTGAGCGGTGCAGGTGAATGTGTTGGTGGTGTCGTTGATCGTGACGGCTTTCTCAATCCGAGCCGCCCCAAACTTGCTCACCCTCGACTTACCTGTAAACACCGGTCGCGGGCTGTAGCCATCAGCCACTAGGCCATAGATGCCGAAGTCGCTGGTTCCACCGCCCGACAGGTTGACCTGCCCACCGGTCAGGGTCTTGACGTGGTATTGACAGAACGTGCCGAAGAACGACACCAGTTGGGCATAGCCGTCGTTGGTGACCAGGCAGCCGGGGCCGCCTAGGTTCACCTGCGTGTAGCTGTCCACCACCATCGAACGGATGGGGGAGTTGGCGGCGCACTTGCTGCCGTCCACCAGGATGCCGCCGCCGGTGTCACCAGTGGAAACGGAGCCGGCCGTGCCGCTGTCATCCTCTGCGGTGATACTGCTGCAGTTCTGGATGTAGGGGGACTTGAGGATGTAGGCGCCCAGCCCAACTGCGCCGATGCCCCGGTTATCTGCCAGTTCGTTGAAGCTGATGGCCCAGGACAGGTCCCCGGTGGCGCTGTTCGCCTGGTGGCCAGCGAACTCCAGGCCCCAGCACCAGAATCCCGAATCCACCTTGAAGATATCTTTCATTTCCTGCCCTGCGGCAGGCCCTACGGTGGTGTTGCGCAGGCCGGAGCACAGCAGGCCAATGTTTCGCTTCCAACGGATCGGCAGCGCCGCTTCTGTGTAAGTGCCAGAGCCAACCACCACCAGGTTGCCAGGTTGCGCCGCTGCAGCGGCTGCGGCCAGCGTGCGAAGCGGTTCACCCGGGCTGGTGCCGTTGTTGGCATCGTTGCCGCTGGGGGAGACGTAAACCCGATTCGCGTCACGAAACGCGGTCAGCGCCTCCAGCACATTCCAGCGAACGGCCTGCGCTGTCCACGCCCGGCGCGTGGTGCCAGTGCCAGCCCTGGCCTCCACCTCCGTGGCTGTCGCGGCGGTCCATTCGCGTGCGTTGCTCACTGAGGCGTCGCTCGTTGACACCTTGTTGCTCAGCGCCGCCAGGGTGGCTGAGCTGAGCGGTTTATCGGCGTCGCTGGTGTTATCGACACTGCCGAGGCCCACCGTGGTCTTGGTCGCCAGGTTGGCGATTGCCTGCGTGCTCGCGTCAACGGTGGTCGCGCCCTGATCCATCGGCACCCGCTCCGAGCCCGTCAGGATCGTTGCATTGGGTAGCCCTGAAATTGTGATGTCGGCCATGGTTCAGGCTAGAAAGTCAGAGCGTGATCAGTCGTGCCGTTGATCGCGGCCACATCATGGCGATGAACTGTGCTCAGGCTAGGCAGGCTGAACCTTTGGCGCCCTACTGCTCAGGCGCCCCCAAGCTGCGGATCAGGTCGGCCGGTAGGTGGTAGCCAGTGGCGATCTGGGCCATGCCAGCGGCTACCTCGGGGCTCACCAAATTGGCCTGGCGCAGGATTAGCCAAGCGCCGATGAACAGGCTCGGATCGTTTTGTGACGCCGCCGCCAGCACTATGGCGCCGAGGTCGGACAGCGCAGTTGCGGCCCTGAGCAGTCGCTGCCGCCGGACCCCCTCAGCGGTTGGCAGCTCAGCCTCAAGGACTTGCCGCGCCTCTATTCGAGCTGCTGCAAAGGCTTCTGATTGCAGGAGTTGGGTTTGAAAGCCCGGCCAGTCCGGCGGCGGAGCGTTTGCCGCGTCATAGTCCGCAATTTCATGCTCTGAGGCATCACGAATAGGCCAGACTTGTCGCCAGGCGCCATCGACCAACTCGGCCTCAACAGGAAGCAGGCGTTGAGTCCTGGTGTTGATGGTGGGTGGCTCAACCTTAGCCACTGCGTACACCAGGATTGGTGGGTCGAGAGTGGCGTAGGTGGCCAACTCGCCGGGATGCGGGTCGCTGGAAATCGACAGTTGCGGCTCGTCGACGCGGAACTGCATCACCGAATAGGGATACTGGGGGATTGTGTTGCGCAGGCGGATGATGTTCATGGTTGGTTAGATCGGGTAGCGGATAATCCAAATGCCAGAGCCACCGTTGTTTCCGGTACGGCTGAAACCTGCAACGCCGCCGCCACCTCCGCCCGTATTAGCTGCACCTGGCGCACCAGACGCGCTATTCCCAGAGCCTCCAGCGCCGCCGCCAGCGGTTGCGGCTCCAGCTCCGCCCACGGTGTTGAAGTCAGAGCCTCCTCCTCCGCCTCCTCTGGCGACAGCAGTTCCAGTGATTGACGACGTGACACCAACACCACCATCGCCGCCTCTGCTGGTGTTGGTTGAGTCGCCGCCCGCGCCCACAAAAACGTCGCCACCAGGGCCGCCCGCTCCACCGCCTCCGCCAGCGGCATAGCCCAATGAACCGTCGTTTCCACCGCCAAAGCCCTGGCCGGTGGTCCCGGCCCTCCTCGTGGTGGAGTCGCACGATCCGCCGCTAGACCCGCCTGTAGATCCAATGGCCTGGGTGCCACCTCCGCCTCCGCCCAGTGCGACGATACCGGCAAACGATGAATTGCCGCCATTGCTGCCAGTTGCCTGAACGCCGCCATTGCCTCCGGCGCCGACCACGACTGAATAGGTCTGGGGCGTGACGGCGATTACTGGTTCCGCAGCAGCGCCACCACCGCTGGACTCCCCCACGACTGAGCAGCGATAACCGCCACTGCCGCCACCGCTGCCGGGGTACCCGCTTCCGCTGCTTCCACCACCGCCGCCGCCGCCGCCAATGCCCAAATACTCAACATTGCCGCCAGTTGTAACTACAAAAGTAGATGTACCTACTGTCGTAAAAATGTGGACTCGGTAGCCGCCGACATCCAGAACAGTGTTGCCACCATTAGCCACCACGCCGCCAGCGTCGAGGCTCGCCAAAAATGCCAGGTCATCAAACGAAAATGTGTTCATGGCGATTCCTTCCAGGCGGCACGAATGTCCGCTGACGAAGCGCCATTGGCCTTAATGGTCAGCACTGCCGACTTATTTGCAGTCTGCGTGGCGGGCTTGTTACTCAGGAATACCCACCCTGCCGGGAATGTCAACGTTCGATTAGCTGCGCCAGGTTCTATAAAAATGGTCACCCATCTTCCCAGTGAAAGGTTGATTGCTGTGAACGAAACCGCTCCGGTTAAGGTGAGTAGTTGATGCGTTCCGGTGAGCGTTGCTAGATCTAGCTCGATACTGGCGCTGTATGCCAGTGATTGGGTTGGAATTGTGCCGCTGCCACCACCACCGGCGCCGGTATCGCCTCGGGGGATCGTGAAGTTGAAAATGGCAGCCGAACTGGTGCCGGTGTTCGTGACGCTGGCGGAGGTGCCAGCGGCGCCGGTGGTGACGGTCCCAACAGAGATCGTGGCGGCTGTGCCGTTGGTCCCGTTCGTCCCGTTGGTTCCGTTCGTCCCTGCGTCGCCTCGGGGAATCGTGAAATTCAGCGTGGCCGCGCTGCTGGTGCCTGAGTTGGTAACGGATGCAGAGCTGCCAGCGGCGCCGGTGGTGACCGTGCCGACCGCCACCGTTGCAGCTGTGCCGTTCGTGCCAGCGGTTCCGTTGGTGCCGTTGGTCCCGGCGTCGCCGCGAGGGATGGTGAACGCCAGCACGGCGGCGCCGCTGGTGCCGGTGTTCGTGACACTGGCCGAGCTGCCTGCCGCTCCAGTGGTGACGGTGCCAACGCTGACGGTTGCGGCGGTGCCGTTGGTGCCAGCGGTGCCGTTTGTGCCGTTGGTTCCGTTGGCGCCTGGCGCGCCGATCAGCGCAACGCCAGAGCCCCACGCGCCGGCCGCCTTGGGGCCATACAGGCGCGTGGCTGCCGTGTCCAGATAGATGTCGCCGTTGACGCCCAGGGCGCCGCTGGGGGCGCCGCTGCCGCTCAGGATGGTGTTGCCGCTGCCGCCGCTGCTGGTGGAGTAGTAAGCAAGCGAGCCCCAGGTGCTGGCACCGTCGCCCATCTTCAGCTTTCGGGTGTCAGTCTCAAGGCCCAGTTCGCCATTGAGCAGCACGGGATTGGCAGCAGTCCACGCTGCCGCCGTGTCGCGCCTAAAGACAATCCGTGCCGGGATGGTTTGAGTGGTCATGCGTGGCCACCGTCGTAGATGAAATCAACCGGGGCCGGAGTTGGGGTGGTCGGTGTTGGCGCCGCGCCACCGTCAAGGATGTAGGCCATAGCTTCTTCTGCTGTCAATTTCACCAGCGGCACCCGGCAGAAGCTGCCGTCGTCGAAGCGCTGCGGCTGGGTTTCGCACTTGTAGCTGGTGCCATCAACCGTCACCAGGTCGCCATAGCTCAGGCTGCCGAAGGTGCTGGTGGGGACGGTCAGCAAATAATCGATGATCGTGATCTCGCCGCCGAGGATCATCTCGGAGTTTTGAGAGAGAAAGCCTTGCCCGGTGACAGCGCCAGCCACAACGCTGACGCTGCCCAGGCGGTTGAAGGCCACCCGATTGGCTGCTGCCGATAGGGTGACCCAACCCATCAGAAGGAGCCGTTAAGGCGGACGTTGGCGCTGGTGTCGCCGGAAGCGTAGGCGGCCACGAACACACCGATCAGCGTGTTGCTGGTCGAGGTGGCGGTCACGTTTTTGTTGGTGTCGTTCCAGTACGCCTTGGCGCCAAGGGTGGCGGCGCCAGTGGCCTTGGGCAGGTTGTAGACGCCTTTCAACTGGAAGCTGCCGACCTCGGCGTTGGCCAGGGCGGTGACGGCGACACCAAAGATGGAGCCAATCAGGGCCCCACCGCCGGAGGCGACTGCGTAGGGGGCGGCAAGGGCGAGAACGTCGCCGTCTTGGATGGAGTTCTTCACGGGTGATTACCTCGGGGGTTGAATGAAGGAAGGGCCGGGGTTGCCGGCCCAGAAGGTCAAGATCAGGCGCCGGTGGAGCGGTAGATGAATCGGTAGTCCTTCACTGCGCAGCCGAAGTCGAAGCGGGCCAGCAGGGTCAGGCCATCAGGATCCCGCTCAGTCACGGGGGTGATGGTCGGGCCGGGCTCGTCAGCCAGGTAGCCGTACACCAGGCCTTCCACTTTGCTGGGGGCAGAAGCGGCGTACCACTGGGTGGCGGAACCATCAAGGCGGGGCTCGACGATCAGCTGCATGGCACCGGCATAAACGTTGGGGCCGGCTGCTCCGGTCAGCGCTGCAGGGGCGTAGCCGGTGGGATAGAGGAACTGCAGGGCAGTCGCTTCCAGATCGGTGGGAACGATCAGGTAGTCGGGGGTCAGGTTGACGGTGACACCCGAGATGTCCGTTTGCTTGCGCATGGCCTTCTTCGCGGCGTTGACACCAGCGATGCCAATCGCGCCGGTGCCGGTGTTGTTGTGGCCAGCGGCAAACAGGGCCTGACCGTCAACGGAGACGGTGGCGTTGCTGGTGATCTGGGCCCAGATCAGGTTGGACTCAAGGCGGCGGAAGCCGCGACCCAGATACTCAGGCGTGCGCTCCAGGGCGGACAGATCATCGTTAATTATCGCTTGCCTCGAAATCGTTACTTTGCGAGCATAAGTAGCGAGTTTCCAAGTAGCTTGCGCCTCCGTAAGTGTGCCTTTCTGGTATTCACCGCCTTCAAGCAGGGCCAGTGGGGCCAGGTCCGCGGCCAGAATCAGATCCGTGCTTTGCTTGAAATCCGGGAGATTCTGCTGACGGGCGAGGGGCTTCCAGGTGTGGGGCTCTTCCTCATAGGCAGCGGTCAGGGTCTTGCCGGCCAGGTTGCTGAACAGCAGCGGGAAGTCCGACGTGCTGTGCATGGCCATCGCCACCAGATCGCTCTTAGAGCGGCCGGCGGTATTGATGCCGCGGCTCTCAGCGAAGATCCGCACGCACTCCATCAGGGAGTAGCCGCGATATTGCTTGCCAGCGTCGCCGATCTTGGCGCCGGGGTTGATGCGGGCTTCCAGCATCTCACCGATGCCAGCCATCACCGAATCACCAGCGTCGCGGGTGACCTGGATACGGGCAGGGTGGCCAGCAGCACCAGCCCGGCCTTCGATCACCTGGGCGTGCGCGGTCACGATGTCCATGGCGACCTGGGCAAACGGCTTGCCGCCGTCAACCATGGCTTGCACCACATCAGCGGCCAGGCCGGCCGAGGCGGCACAGCGGCGGATGTCGGCTTCCCGGCGGAGGCCGGCGATGGTGGCGGATTCGGTGGAGGCGGCCACGGGCTGGGGAGCCTGAGCCTGGACGGTCACAGCCTCAGTCGCGGCGGCTGCCACGGGCTGCACCTCAGTGGTCGCGGCCGGTGCGCCCCCGGCCTGAGATTGCGAAGTCATTGGATTCAGGGAGGGATTGGGGTTTTCCTCTGGACTCAGACTAGGAAGTGCGGCCCAGCCCCTTAGCAGGGCGGCCTGGGCATTGGTGAAGCGACCGGCCGGGAACCGCGGCACGCTGGCGCGCACATCCACCGGGGCCACCACCTCATCGGCCAGGCCTGCTTCAACTGCGGCGGCTGCGGTGAAGCACGTCCCGGCGCCAGCGCCGGCGGCCATCCACTCATCTACCTGGGCCTCGGATGCGCCGGACTTGCGGGCGTAGGTCTGCCGGTAGCTGGCGCTGTAGGTGTCGAGCAGGTTGGCCGAAGTGCGCAGCGATTCGGCGTCGCCGGCTGCCAGGCTCCAGCAGTTGTGAATCATCATCAGGGCGTTGTCGGGCATCACCACCCGATCGCCAGCCATTGCCACCATTGAGCCAGCCGAGGCCGCGACGCCATCGATGATCACAGTCTTCTTGCCGGGATAGCGGGCGAGGATGTCGTGGATGGCCAGGCCCTCCCCGGCGTCGCCGCCATAGCTGAACAGGTTGATCGTCACGTCCCGGCCGCCGGTCTGCTCCAGGGCCCGGGCCACATCGGCGGCCAGCACGTCAATGCCCACATCTCCATAGAGCTGCAGGACCGGGGCGGTAATCGCCGCTTTCACCGTCACGCCGAGAGTCATTGCCTGATCGTCACTGAGATCAGGCTACGGAGGGTGAGGTGTTAGGGCGCCGCAGGTGGTAGCTCCACCGTATCGTCTTCTGCATCGCTCCCCGGATCCGGCGCCGAGCTGATGAAGCCCGACCCCACCGGCCGCGCCTGGGTTACGCCGGAGTCTGACACCAGGCCAGCATCTACGCTCAGGGTCAGGCCGGCGGCCTTGGCTCTGTCCATATCGGCGGCCAGTTCGGTGATGATCTCCTCGGGCACATAGCCAAACGACCGCTGCACCTCGGACAGACTCATGATCCCGGCCCGCACCGCACTGATCAGCGCCGGGATCTCGCGGGGCGGATCGACCATTTCCCGGCGCGGCGGGGTGTGGGTCCACTCCATTGGACCCTTGAGCAGGCCCGTCATCCGCGACAGCTCGTCATGCCAGCGGCACACCGGGTTGAGCATTCCAGGGACTGAGACCTTGCCGCGCAGGTAGGCGATTCGGCGGGAGAACTCAAGCCAGCCGCCACGGAAACTTGAAAAGTTGACGTTGCTTAGGTCACCCGTCATCGACTCGTAGGTGATTTCGTAGGCCGCTGCGACCGCGTGGGCGTACTCGCGGTGCGTGCTCACGAAATCGCCGGAGCTTGGTGGGCTGAACGCCTGGAAGTTGCGCCCTGGAGGCAGGTGCTCCACCGCTCCAGGTTCAATGGTGTCGAATGCAATGCCGGTCTTGTTCGGGTCTTGCTCGCCATCCATATCGGTGACGACGCCAAAGAAACAAGCGGCGATCTTGTCCTTCATCTGCTGGGCGGCCCTGATGTCGCCCATGTCGCGCAGGGTCAGGATCGCCGCGGTGCCAAACGGCAGGCCCATGCGCTGGCCGGCGCGGCGGGAATCAAAGTGCAGGCTGATCTCAGCCTTCGGCACGAAGCTGCTCTGAGCCCTGATGCCTGTGGCCAGGACTGATTCGCCTGGGTGATTGTCGCGGATCCAATAGCCCTGCAGCCGGCCGGCGCTGTCGAACTGCTGGCCGAACAGGATGTCGATCCCATTGTCTTTGTTGAAGTCCAGCCAGTCGGGCTCCAGCATCTGCACCTGGAGCGGCGCAATCCCGTAGCGCTCGAACAGTTCAGGGTTGACCCGCTTGCGCACCAGCGCCGCGCCGCGCACGGCGGTCGTCCTGGCGCCAACGGCCTGGTTCCCGTACCAGTCATGGATGCCGTAGAAGTCGGACTCTGGCGTGTCCGCCCAGCGCTTCCACGCCAGGTTGTACCGGCGGGTCGCACCCTGCGGGGTGGACATAATACCATCGCCGATCCAGTTGTTGACGATCACGCCGATGGCCCTGGAGGCGTAGGCGTCGTTATCGGCCAGATCCTGGTGGCGCTTCACCAGCCAGTACCACGCCTGACGCAGGTCGCTGTTGGGGCCGCTGTTGCTGGCCCACCATCCGCTGGTGCGCCGCGTTTCCTTGGCCGCCTCGAACTCGCCCAGCACGCGCCGGGCGCTTTCAATATCCCGGGCCTTCCTGCGCTTTCCCATCAGGTGGGCCTCGTCATGCCGTAGTAGGTGCGGCGAAGACGCACGGTCGTGGTGGGCTCCAGTTCGGCGGCCATGCCCTGCTCGATCCGGCGCATCTCATCAAGGCTGCGATAGGTGAGCTGCCGGCCGTCACTGAACCGCACCTGCAACACGCCCTCGGCGATTGCAGCGCGCAGATCCGCCAGCTGGGTGGAGGTGTAGGCCATAGGCTCAGGCTACCGAGCCAGCCAGCCACGGCGGCTGGGTTTGCTGGTGGCTTCGCTGCTGTTCAGCCAGCCGCTGCGGCGCTGCTCATCAGGCTGGGCAGGCTGATCCTGGGGCGGCAGAGCAGGGCCGCCAAGCTGGGCTTCCAACTGATCCCACATCGTGGCCCGGTTGTAGCGACGGGCCACCAGCTGCAGGGCGGCATAGGCCATCCGGGTGCAGTCGCCGGCTTCGTCGTGCGCGCCGTTTGGTAGGTGCCATTCGTACTGGGTGAATCCCTTCACCGCCTTGGCCCTGCGCTTCCAGGGAAAGATCTCGTCTAGGAATTGATCACTGCTGCACGCGCCGAGGTGGAGATAGCCGGGGCCCGGCTGCTCATTGCGTAGCCGGCCCTGGAGGTGCGTGATGCTGGTGTCGGTGCCGACGATGTAAAGCAGCAGGCCACGCTTCTGGACCGTCTTGTTCTTCCCGTTCACGTCGATCGCTGAGCCCTTGCCGATCAGGGTCTTGCCCTTCTCGCCGTTGCCCTTCATCGGCACCCAGGTGGCGTGCCTGGTGCGGCAGAAATTGCGCACCGCCACCGTGGCCAGGCCACCGTCATCGATGCCGCCCCGGGCCATGCGCAGCTGCTGGCCGTCGTCGCGGCGCCAGGTGGTCGCGGCGATGTTGTCGAGCTGCTGCCACACCTCCTGCTGCTGGGGATCGCCGTGGATCTCGAAGTGGCCCAGGTGCCAGCCTTCTTCGCTCTTGCCCCAGCCCCAGAAGGTCACTACCAGTCGCTCACCCATACTCCCGCCGCCGCCCTGCGTATCCACGCCAGCGGTGATCACCAGCACGCCATTGGGCACGCTGCCGACGGGATAGCCGTTGCCGGCCTCAGCGTCCTGGCGACGCTTGGCCAGGCCCTCGGCGTTGAACTGGTTCTCGATCTCATCGCGCCAGGGTTCGGCCGCTCGCTTGTTCACCCAACCCTTGAGCAGCACCCGGTCAGCCTTGGCCCTCAGGAACTCATCGCGGATCTCGCCCCAGCTCTTCCAGCCCAGCGGCGCATACCACCCGGGCAGGTGGAAGCCAGCCGTCATGCCATCGCCTGCAGCGGTCGGCACCCACACACCAGCCGGCAGCATCCGCGCCTTGTGCCGCTCTTCGAATCGCTCACTGCAGTGGATGCACTCGTACCGCACCTCACCGTCTGGCTTGTCCCACTTGAACTGCGGCCAGATCAGGGTCTGCATTTCACCGCAGGCTGGGCAGGGAAGGTGAAACCGGCGGCGATCGGATCGGGTCTCAAACTCCTTTGTCACCCGGCACGCTTCGGCTTCGCCCGGGGTGCTGGTGATCAGCGTCTTGCCCCGCGGGAAGTTGGCGGTTCTGCTCTCAAAGTTCTCCAGCGGGTCGCCCTTGTCGTCGAGCTCCAGGGGGTAGCTGCTCACCTCGTCGGCGAACAGGTTGGCCGCCGGCATCGACTGGGCCGACGCTGCTGAGTTGGCCCCGGTGAGCACGAACAGTCCGCCTGGGAAGAGCTTCAGAAATGCGCTGTTGCCGCTGTCCCTGCTGCGCGGTGGTGGGATCCGCTCGGCGATCACCGGCGTCTCACGGCAGAACGGCTCCAGCCGTTGCCGGTTTAACCGCTTGGCCATCTCCAGGGTCGGCACCACCAGCAGGGTTGGCGCCGGCCGCCAGTGGATCACGTAGCCCAGCCAGTTGAGGCCCGCTTCCGTCTTGCCCAGCTGGCTGCCGAACACCAGCACCACCCGCCGGAATCGGCTGCTGGCGCTGAGCGTGTCCATCGGCTCGCGCAGGTATGGGGTCCGGCTGGTGCGCCACAGGCCAGGCTCCGGGCAGCCCACGCCGCTCAGCTCTCTGTACTGGTCGGCCCATTCGCTCACGGTGCCCAGGCTCTCGGGCCTGAGTCCATTCAGGAATGCCTGCCGGTAGGCCGCTGCCGCGTCAGCCATCGGCCAGCACCCGCAGCGCCGTGATCACCTCGGCCTCGAGCAGCTGCTCCACCTCGAACGCATCGCCCAGGGCGGCAAGGTCCGCGCTGATCCTGGGGATGATTGACAGCATCCCTTCCCGCACGGACTTCGCCAGCGCAAACGCTTCGCGCTCCATCTCGCGGATGGGCCCCACCTCTTCACGCTCGCGCAGTGCCGCAACCTTAGCGCGCTCAGCTAGGTAGTGCTCCTTCCGGCGCTGGCTGTCGATCAGGTCGGGAACCTGATCCTCCGGCAGGCCCTGCACCAGCGCCAGCAACTGCTCATCGGTGGGCAGGCTGGCCGGTGGTGGTGGCTCAGCTTTGGCTGGCTGCGGGGCCTTGGGCAGGTTGCCGCCGCGGCGAGGCCTGCTGTTGCGGGCCCACAGGTCATCAGCCTTCTCCGAATCGATCAGCACCTTGCCGCCCTGGATCACCTCGGCCGCCTTGATCCGCTTCTTCCTTGCGGCGCTGACTGCTGCCTCACTGCAGCCGCGGAGCTTGGCGTATTCGGACTGGGTAACCAGTGGCATTCACTTAAGTTAAGGATCCCCATCCTTAACTTAAGGAGCCGCAACGGTTGTTAAGGGGGTAGGGGATCACTTGCCTGTCGTGGCCTGGGTTAAACGGTGCTCAGGCCTGACGCTGGCCACAAAGCTCGCCCTTCGAGTTACCCACGGCAAGGGGCTCGGGGAGGACCCGCGACGGGGGGGGCTGCTCACTTCGCCGTCCGCATCGCCTCGGCCAGGTATCGATTGATCAGCGGCGTCCAGCTGGCGTTGAGGCTGCCGCGGGCGATGCGCTCGATCGGCCAGCGCCTGGGGATATTGGGCAGTCTGTTGAACGACAGTATCGACTTGACCTTGTATCGGCGCATCGTCCCCGATCCCATGCGCTGATAGATGCCAGGCCTGAGCTTGCCCCGCTTGTCCCTGAGGGTGAACAGATCGCCGCCACCCTTGATCGCCTTGACCACAGCAGCCTTACTCATGTTGCCCGAGGCGTTGAGCCTGGCATCACGGCCAGGCCTCCAGGCCGGTGAGATACCGCCCAGCCTGCGCTCGGACGGACGCTGCGGCCTGACACCACCACGGATGGACGGGAGCAGGTAGCGTTCCTGGATGGACTTGGGCCGCACCTCTGCGACCAGGTTGGTCTTGCTGCTGCGGCTGGAGACGCGGTAGGCGTTCTGTGTGAAGCGTGTCGGCCTGTCGAAGTATCGATTGGTGGACTTGTTCAGATCGTCGGCCACTTGCTTGGCTGCATCGTTCAACGCCCGGCTGGCGGCGTAAGGCATCTGCCCCTGGATCTGCGCCAGCCATGCCTGGGCCCTGTTGATGCCACTGGCATCAATGCTGATCTGAATCCCCGCCATACCCTTTAGCCTTGCGAACCGCAATGACATCAGCGTAAGGATATAGCTGCCGCCATAGCCACCCAGCTGACCACTGGGTTGGCGCGCTCACCAAGTGGTCACGGGTGCGGCAGGCGTCGATGCGCACGGTGACCAGATACCTGTGAACGATGGGGGCGGTCATGGCTTGATGTAGCGGGCCCACTGCTCCAGGGTCAGCACGACCCGCCAGGTGCCGCCCCGGAAGCGCACCAGCGTGGCCGCGTGGGTGGCCTGGGCATTGATGCGCTGCTGCTCGGCTTCCTTCGGCTTTACCCTGGCCGCTGCGGCTGTGTCGGCCCAGCTGGCCACCTGCACCACATGGCCAGGCACGCCGTCGAGGTCGCCGGTGTCGTCGATGCGGCCAGCGCCCAGCGTGCGCCGCACCGGCACCCCCAGCAGGTCGGTGAGCAGCGCAGCCGCTTCAAGCTCGGCGCGGTCGCCTTTGGCTTTCTGGGGGTTTGTCATGCGGTCAGGCTGCCAAGGCTGAGTTGAACAGGGTTGGCTGTTCACTGCCAATGCACGCGGGCGACAACCACAGCCGCTCCCGGCGGCCGTTCGAGCCGTTGGTGCTGTAGCCAGCCCCTCCGCCAGCCTTGCCCTCGGTGACGGTCCACCCGTGGGCCAGCATGGCATCGTGCTCGGCGTCGTAGCCGCAAAGAATGACGCGCAGCTCGCGCGGTGCGGTTAGGCACCAATCCCGCACGGCCAGGGCCACGCCTTCGGATGATTCGGCGTAGAGATCGCCGGAGGTGGCATAGGGCGGATCCAGGAAGATCGCTCGCGTGCCATCGCCACCAGTGCCGCTGCGGGTGACCGATGGCTTGACCACCCGCTCCCATGAACCGCAGGTGATGCGCACGCGGCGGAGACGATCAGCAAGCTGCCCCATGTAGCTCTCAAGCTGGCCCTTCCCCGCATCCCCGAGGTGCGGCA